TAACGTTAACCATTATTGGAATAGGAGAAAACTATGGCAAACAGAAACACACAAGGTTTTGGACTTATCCCAGCTGGCACTGTAGGTGGATCACCATCTATACAAGGTCAAGGGAAATACAAAATCGATGCTGGCCACAGCACAACTATTTACAATGGTGAATGTGTTAAAATCTCTAGCGGTTATGTAGTAGGCGGAAACGGTTCTGCTGCAGACATAGTAGGTGTTTTAAACGGAATATTCTTTAACGCGGCGACAACTTTGAAGCCAACGTTCTCGAACTTCTATAAAGCAACTATTACACCAGCTAACAGTGAAGACACAACAGCCTTTGTAATAGACAACCCTTTCCAGCAATATGTGGTTGGTGCGGATGCAGCAACTGGAGTTACAACGTTTTTAGAAACTTATGACATGAACACATCAGCAGGTAGTGATACCACTGGTAAGTCATCAGCAACTTTAGACATTGCAACGACTTCAGCTAACGGTAAACAATTTAGAATGTTGAGATCAGCAGAGGATCCTGAAAATGAGGATGCTACAGCTGCTTTCCATTCTGTGATTGTTGTATCGAATCTAAATTCGTTCAACGGCCACAATTAATAGGAGCATATAGACTATGGCAATATCACGATCACA